TTCGAGACGAGCGCGGCGCGGTGGAACGGCGAGAAGCAGCGCATCGACGCGGCCCTCGCCGTCATCGCGACCGAGCGCACGCAGATGGGCCGCAAGCCCAGCACGGTCAACCTCTACACCGACGATGCGACGTGGGTTCTGCGGCGCATATCGTCCACGGGGCTGTCAAAGGACTCGTGGTATGCCGAGAAGGCCGAGAACGGCATGGGACGAGTGCTGGCGACCGTGCTGCGCAACCAGCCGACGAACTCCCAGCCGCTCGGCACGAGCCGCATCACGCGCTCGGTGCGCTCGCTCACGCGGGCCTACATCCGCACGATGACGCTCGCGACGGTCGGCCTGGAGTTCTCCACTTCCCCGCAGAAGTACCTCATGGGTGTGTCGGATGCGCAGTACGACGCCCTCATCGACGAGAAGTTCGCCAAGTACATCGACTCGATGCTCGTCGGCACGGTAGACCCTGCGACGGGGACTGTGCCGCAGTACGGGCAGCTCGCGCAGGGTACGCTCCAGCCGCACATCGACATGATGCGCGTGCTGTCCACGCAGTTCGCAGCGTCCACGTGCCTGTCCGTGACCGACACGGGCGTGGTGAACGACGCGAACCCGACGAGCGCCGACGCCCTCAACGCCCAGAACGACAAGCTGATAAGGCGCGCCGAGGACTTGAACGCGGTCAACGGCGAGGACTTGCGCGATATCGCGCTCATGGCGCTCGCCGTGAAGCGGAACCAGTCGTTCGCGCAGCTCTCGGACGACGACAAGGGCGTTATGGCGCACTTCCTGCCAGCCGCCATGCCGAACCAGGCGCTCATGGGCGACTGGGCGGTCAAGATCGCGGCGGCGGACGCGTCATTCGCTGGCACGGACGTGTTCTACGAGATGCAGGGCCTGGACAAGCCGACCATCGCGCGCATCCAGGCGCAGAAGCGCAGGAACAAGGGCATGGACGCCATGAGCATGTTCATGGAGGCCGAGGATGAGGCTGTCTAGGCGCGCGCTCGATGTATACAACGCAGCCGTGAAGAAGTGCGGCAACGATGGCCAGAGGGTTGCGCTGTCCGCGCTCGATGCATGGTTCGGCCAGCGGCCCGACGCCACGATAGCCGAGACGCGTGAGTTCTGCATATCGATGCTGCGGAGAGTCGGCACCGAGTACGGGGAGAAGGCTGGCGACGCGGCCTACGCCATGCGGGCCATCGTCGCGGATGCCATGGGCGTCGAGCTGCCCGAAACGGATTACGCGTACGAACCCGACCCCGAGCGCGTCGGAGACGTTCCACGCTACCAGGTGGAGAAGCTGAAAGCGGGGGACGTGGACGGGTTCAAGAGGGCGATAGCGGATGCGGCGCGGTACTTCTCGGAGCGCGGGGCCAACGACACCATGGCTGCGCTCGGAAGGCGTGACGCGAAGAAGCTCGGCAGCAAGGTGCGGTTCGCGCGCATCCCCACGGGGGCAACGACGTGCCCGTACTGCTGCATGCTCGCATCGCGCGGCTTCGTGTACTCGTCGGAGCTTGCCGCCCTCAACGCGAACCATAGGAACTGCGACTGCCGCATCGTGGAGGGCTTCGCGGGGATGGAGGTCGAGGGGTACGACCCAGACCGCTACTACGACATGTGGAAGCATCCCGAGAAGTACGAGAACGCAGAGGTGGAGCTGAGCGAGGATGCCGAGTACTACAAAACGATTGTCGAGCAGCTGAAAGAGAAGGGCGAGAAACAAGAGCAACGCGCTCTCGCAAGGGCGGAACGCGACCACCGATTCAAGCAGGAGGCGCTTGCCGGGTCTAGCGTTTCCGTGTCAAAACTCGAAGCATTCTACGATGGTGCTGACGAGCTGTATTTCAAAGCCAAGATGTTCGAGGCTCGTGGCGACGGGATAGCGAAAGCCATCGAGGAAAAGCCTGACGGCGACAGGGAATACTTCAACAAGGCGGAAATCGAGGCGGCTCAGAAGTTCGCAGCAGGTACCGTTACGGTTCCAAGCGAGATAACAGGGCGGAGCACGAACGCGCATCCGCGAGAGGCCGACATGCGGGGATATTTCGACAGCAGTGGCAATCCCATCAACTTCACGCAGCGCGGCGGCCCATACAACAGCTGGAAAACTTGGGGTAAAGCGTTCGCCGATAAAGAAAAGAAACGCAGGCAACTATAGGAATCAAGCCATCCGCACGGGTGGCTTTTTTCATGCCGTCGCAGTTGTAAATGCGGCGGTTTTTTTCATATGCCCACGTGGGGGCTTCCCACGGAATGACGACAGCCAAAGGCTGGGAAGGGGGCAGACATGCCCGAGCACACCGAAGAGAAGGTGGAAGAAGCCACGCAGAGCGCATCTGCGGAGCCCGAGCGCACATTCACGCAGGCCGAGATGGACGCCATCATCGGCGACCGTCTGAAGCGCGAGCGGGCGAAGTACGCCGACTACGACGAGCTGAAGGGCAAGGCGGCCAAGTACGACGAGGCCGAGGAAGCGTCCAAAAGCGAATTGCAGAAGGCGGTCGAGGAACGCGACAGGCTCAAGGCGGAGGTCGAGCGGCTCAACGCCGAGCGCACCCGCGCGGACGAGATAGCCAAGGCGGCACGCGAGAGCGGCGTGGACGCCGAGCTGCTGTCCCGCATGTCAGGCGACATCGCCGAGAACGTGGCGTTCCTGAAGCAGCAGGCCGATGCGAAGCCGAAGTACGGGCAGGTGCCCGACGGCGGCGAGGAACCGAAGGCCGCTGCCCAGAAGGTAGAGATTCCGACAATGATTTAGAAAGGAGCCAGAAATGGCACGCACCACTTCGCTCAACATCCTCTTGTCCACCACGGGCAAGGACATGCTCGCCGAGCAGTACGGCGCAGTAATCTCGAACGTACAGAAGAACTGCATTTCGCAGATCATCAAGAACACCGCCCTCAGCGGCGACCCCGAGGCAGGCTCCGTCGAGGCCAAGCGTTTCGAGAATGTGTCCTCGAACGCCTACGGCACCGCACGCAGCGGCGGCGCGGGCCAGCTCGTGAAGGTCACGCCCGTCACCATCAACATCAACCAGGATCGCGAGGTTATCCGCGAGGTTGAGCAGAAGGACGTCACGATGTACGGCGTCGAAGACCTCATTGCACGCGAGGCCGCATCCGCCCAGAAGACCATGACCCGCGAGCTGGAGAAGGCGTTCTTCGCCGAGGCAGTGACAGCAGGCACCGCGTACACGCCCGCATCCGGCGTGACCGCCATCGAGGAAATCGCCGAGGGCCTCATCCAGGCCGTCGAGACTGTGAGCAACGACTTCGTGGACGGCGTGGAGCGCGACATGATCACCGTGGTCTGCAACCCTGCGACCTACGGCAAGCTGCGCACCTACTTCGACAAAGTGAACGACGGCGGCGCACAGAGCGAGGGCTACGCGACCTTCCACGGCGTGAAGGTCTTCAGCTCCGTCTACCTGCCCAACGGCACCAACGCGGTCGCAATGGCCGACGGCTCCATCGCGCAGCCCGTCAAGCCCGTCCTGTACGGCCCGAAGCAGATCGAGCTGTCCGAGGCCATCGGTTTCGGCCTGTTCTTCCACTACGGCACCAAGGCAGTCGCGCCCGACCTCATCTTCAAGTACTAGGGGGAGCCATGAAGTTCCGCGACAAGCGAACGGGAGCCGTCTACGAGCCGACCGATGCGGTCGCGGCGATGATGGCGGCCAATCCCAACCTGGAGAAGGTGGGCGACAAGCCCGAGAAGCCGACGCGCAAGCGCGCAGCCAAGGCCGATGGGTAATCCCATGGAGGCCAGGGCGCTGCGCCCGTTCCGCGACGCCCAGACGGGCGAGTTCCATGCGAGGGGGGAGCGTTTCGGCGCATCCCCCGAGCGCGTGGGCGAACTGGTGAAGCTGGGCATAGCGGAGGCGCTGGAGAAGATGCCCGCGAAGAAGCGGGCGAGCAGGAAACCCAAGGAGTAAACAATGGCATTCGCGACAGTCGCGCAGTACCGCGCCAAGTATGCGACAGACCTGGACGACGCGCAGCTGCTGGTGTGGCTGGAGGACGCGTCCGGCATCATGGCCGACGAGATGGACGCCGCGCACGTGGATTACTACGAGCCGACCGAGAGCATGGCGGCGCGCCTGTCCCGCGTCTGCCGCGACATGGTTCACCGCGCAATCGGCGACGGCTCGGATGCCGCGTTCGCCGTCCCGTTCGGGGCGACGCAGGCGACCCAGGCGGCTGGCGGCTACTCGCTGTCAACGACGATGGGCAACCCGTACGGCGACCTGTTCCTGAAACGGGACGAGAAGCGCCTGCTGGGCATCGTGCGCGGCGGCATCGGCATGGCGAGGCCGTTCTACGGCAGATTGGAGCCTGACGATGATTAAGGGCATCACCGCGAGCGTCGAGCTGCGCGTGCGGGATGCCCGCGACGCGTTCGGCAACGACGTGGAGGCATACGCCGAGCCAGTGGACGTCTCGCCCGTGCTGGTGACGCCGGGGGCGTGCGCGGAGCTCGATTCCGTGCGCCCCGAGGGCGTCGTGGTGGCTCTCACCGCCCACTTCCCGAAGACGTGGACGGGGAGCCTGCGCGGCGCGCAGGTGACGCTCCCAGCCCCGTGGGGAGGGCCGTACAGGGTCGTAGGCGACCCGAAGCCCTACATGCCGCAGAACACGCCGACGCCGTGGAACATGCCCGTGGAGCTGGAGGCGGTCGATGGCTAGCGTGGACTACAGGCCGAACCGCGCGGGCATGCGCGAGCTTATGAAC